GTCCGCGTCCGCGGTCGTCCCGGACAGCAACTGCCCCTGGCTTTCGCTGAGGTCGACCGCCAGTGTGTCGGTCGTATCCGGGTCGGAGGCGTGCGGCAGCGCCGCGGTCAGCGCGCCCTGCCGGCCACCGCGATAGGCGGTTCCGGCAAAGGCGTAGGTATTGCCGTCGCTCGACACCCAGATCTGACACCCGCCCCAATCGGGACCGCCGGTCGCGAGGATCCACACCTCGTTGGCGCCGCCGGTAAGGCCCGGCGGCGGCTCGAACATGATCGGCGCGTTGGTGTTGCCGGGCGGCACAAACGGATCGAGCGCCGCCCCCGCGCTAGATTGTTTCGGATACAGCGTCGCGGTGCCGACCCCGATCGGCGAGATGGTTCCCGGCATGCTACGGCGTCAGCCCGGGGATTTCTTCGGCCGTGACCGTCAGCTCGCCGTTGTCGTCCTCCGCGATCTCGGTGATTCGCACCGGCGCCCCGTCCAGACCCAGCGTCGCGTCGGTGATCCGCACGATGTCCATCGGCTCGAGCAGGCAGTAGCGCCACCCGAGTTTGAATTTGAACATGTTGCGGATGTACGTCTTGCGCTGAAGCTGAAGCTGCGCCGAGATCGTCGTGCTTTCCGGGTTGGTGAATTCGTGCGCCTGAAGCGACGGCTCGCTGCGCAACCCGTACTGGTCGATCATCCCTTGGTCGAACACGGCGATGATCTGCGGGTTGTAGCTGTTGTCCGCGTCCATGTATTCGAGCGACAGCCAGTTGGTCGCCTGGGCCGGATCGCTACGGGTCAGCAGCACCGGGTCGCTACCACCGCTGCCGCCCTGCCCCCAGGACAGAAAATCGGCGTCGGTCAGGCTGTATTGCCAGGTCAGGTTCGGCGTCCAGCTCGCGCCGAAACCGGTGATAACGACATCGCCGTAGGGGATGATGCGCAGCGTGTTGCCCGACCACACCACCGCCGCCACGGTCAGGTCCGTCAGCTCTTCGAGCCAGCGCGCCGCCGGCTGCTGCCGGTCGAGCAGCAGCGACATTGCAAGACCGGCAGCCTGGCAGTAATCGCCCCAATCGGCGAATGCGCCGGTGTCGATGTTGCCTGCCGAAAAACCCGCGCCGTAGCGCGGGTTGGTCAGCATGTCGGTGACGATCCGGTCCGGCCGCGCGTCGTTTGGAAAGCTGCCGCCGCAGGTGCCGACGAGAAACCCGGTGATCTCGAACGAGATGTTCGGCATCGCAGGCGACGAGCCGAGCTGCATCGGCGTGCCGGTAGTATACGCGGTGCCGGAATAGCCGATTACCGGCGAGTTGGGGTCGCTGCTGGCAAAGACGCTATCCGGCGCCTGGCCGTCCGCCCCGTCATACCCGTTGAGCCCGACCTGCCCGAGCCCGATTGCGATCCCGCCATTCGCCCAGATGCGGTTGCCCGAGCCGTTGCCGAAGCTCGACCCGGTGAACGCGACCGGGCCCTGGCAGATGCCCATCGCGACATCGACCGCGTATTGCTGCTGCCCCTTCTTGCCGCCGGAATTGCCGCCGGCGCCGCCCTTCCCGCCCTTGCCGCTCGCGGAGCCGGCAAAGCCCCAGAATTCGAGCAGGTTGATCGTCACCCGCTGTGTGCCATAGCAGATCGCGACCGGGCTCCCCGCCTGGCTCGTGTTGTAGCGGAACGATCCGACCTGGGGATGGTCGAAGGCGTTGACGAACGGCGTCGGCCCGCCGCCTTTGCCAGTGTAGATAAGCTCAGTCATCGATGACCCCGAAAAACCGCACCTCTCGCCCCGAGAGCGGGTAGCGCGTCGCGTCGCCCCAGACCACCCGCCCCGCCGCCCAGTACGCGTGGATCACCGCCGGCCACTCGGTGACAATGGCGCCATGCGAGAACGTACGGCCGAACCGGAACACCGCGACATCGCCCGGCGACGGCGCCCGGTCCAGCTCGCGCGCATACCCCAAAAGCTGGTCGAGATACCGTTCGGCATCCCGGTGCATGTGCCAATCCGGCGGGTAGTACCCGGGATCTACACGGCGGACGATGCCGCAGCTTTCGTACACCTCGGCCAGCAGCATCGCGCAATCGACGCCGGCGCCTTTGATCCGTCCCTGATGATGAAACGGCGTGCCGAGCCAGCTTCGCGCCTCGGCGACAACCGCGGCGCGAAGTGCATGCGCTTGGTCCATGTCACACCGCCAGTTCGGGCGGCGGGATATAGGGAAACCCGCCGAAATGGATCAGGTTGTTGAATGTGTTCTGGCACGTCACGGCGGTGTGGTCGCAGCCTGGCGAGAGCTCAAAAGCGTCGCCCACCGCCACCGGGTACAGCCAAGCCTTCAACAACGACACGACGCCGCCGCTGAGCTGCACGATCGTTCGCCGCTGGCCGATATTGGCCCCGGTGACGCCGATAATCGTGCCCTGGTTGAACAGCGTCGCCGGGCTCGGGGTCAGCCCCGTCACGATCTGCGCCTGTGTCGAGCCGGCAAGTGCCGCCTGGGTCGACGCGAGGCTCGCCCGGCTGAACGTACACATCGCGTCGCCAAACACATGCGTGCAGGCCGCCTGGTACAGCCGCCGCGGCATCTGCTGCTGCGCCAACACGTTCATTAGCGACTTGACCTTGACCGAGACGCTGCTCCGCCCCGCGTCGGTCTCGGCGACCTGGCCGCAAAACCACACGATCGCGCCGAGCGAGTTCGCCAGCCCCATCCCGACACTCGGCGGCGGCGCGAAAAAGCGGTCGAGCTCGACCGTCGCCCCGTCCAGCTCGCCGACCCGCACCGCCTCGGCAAAGGTGAACGTGCCGATCATGTCGTCGGCGCCGGCCAGCACGGTGATGTGGAGCTCGGTCGCCTCGACCCCGATCTTGGTCGTCACCATCGACCGGCCAAACCTGGGCCCCAGCGCGAAATCGGTGTAGCCGATTGCGTTGTAGTTGAGGCTTCCGGCCGGGAACGCGGTGCCGGGGATGGTCAGCGCCGTCGTCCACCCCGAATACCGCAGCACCGCCCCGCTCGGCAGCGCGAAGGTATAGAGGTCGACGATGACGAAACGATCATTCTGCGCCAGGTAGTCCTGTAGCGCGGCAGAGGCGGCTCTCACACCAACACCGATTGCAGTTTCACCTGGCGCAGCGACCAGAGCTGGAACATGAAATTTTCGAACTCCGCCGTGTCGTCGGCAAAGCGGACGCGGAAGTAGTAGGTGAAGTCCGCGCTCACCGCCTCGCCCGCCGGCGGCGGCGTCTCAAACGTGACCAGCCCGGTATCAGCATCCACCGAATACGAGCCCACGCTCTGCACCACTCCGTTGACGTACACATCGGTCACCGCGTTCGGCGCCGTGACCGGCTCGGCGAACCCGCCCATCGTACGCACGAGCTGAAATGCAGTCCTGCTGCCGTCACCGGTGCCGAGCGCCTGGCCGGTGACCGAATCATCGCTCGGATCGGCATAAAGAAACGATGCGAACGCGCCCTGCTGGTCGAGAAAGAACCCCATCAGCGTCCGCAGCTCGTCATACCCACCGCCGGCGCGCAGCAGCGAATAGGACAGCGTCCAGGTCCAGATCGGGTTCGGCTGGTCGAGCGCGCGGAGTTCGCGCCCGGACACCGCCCGCTGGATCCGCGTCGCGAAACGCGGCTGCTTGCTGACGCTCCATGTGAGCCCCGGCAGCGCCGGAAAGATTGCGGTCATCGGCGCGCTATAGGCTGCGCGGGGTCAGCGCGTTCTGGCGAAACATGTCGCGGATCGCCCCGGCGTTCTGCCGCATGTTATCGCGGAACCAGCGGCTAACAGCCGGCGCGTCGGCCGGGCCGTGGAAATGCGCGTGGAAATGCTGCTGGCCTCCGCCGCCGCGTCCGATCATGTCCTGCAGCCCCTCGCTGATCGGTGCCGGCAGCACCATCTCGCGGGCATGCAACAGGGCGGGCGTCGCGCCGGCGAGATTGGGCACCGCCCAGCCGCCCGCCGCGCTCGGCACGATCCCGCCCCGGGCAAACCCGAAGAGCCCACCAATCCATGAAAACAGTCCGCCTCCCGCCGCGCCGCCCGCGCCTGCGACCCCGGCCGCCGCCCCGAGCCCGCCCGCCGCCGCACTGCTACCGCTGATCGCCGCCACCCCGGTCATCGCCGCGGTCAGGCTGGTCAGTGCCGCCGTCGTCGCGGTCAGCGCCGTCGTGTTGGCGGTGACCGCCGCCGCCTGCGCCGCGCCACCGGTGCCGGCCAGGAGCCCGGTGCCGAACAGCCCGCCCGGCTGGTTGAGCCCGGTGAGGGCCATCAGCCCCGCCGCGAGGCCCGACCCGCCGGTTGCCTGCGCGCCGCCGACCGCCTTCGAAACCCCGCCGCCGGCCAGACTCGCCAGCCCCGACGCCGCCCATTTCGCCGCCATGTTCTCGAACCCGCAGGAAGAAGGTTTCGACCTCGCGGATCAGCGCGACCGAGCCTTTGGCCCAGCTCGTCTGATGCGTGACGATGTCGTTGAAAATCCTCTGCACCGAGCTCCCGAGCCGGTCGAACGCCGCCTCGTACGAGCGCTGCACCGCCTGGGCCTGCGTCCGCGCCTCGTCGGCGAGGCGACGCTGATCGGCCGTCACCGCGCCCGTATATTCGGCGTCGAGCTCGCTGAGATTGGTCAGCGCCGCCATCTTCTCCTCGAGCAAATTGGAATCGCTCGAGATCACGGCCTCCAGCCGCTGCGCCTCCTGGTCGCGGAGCTGCGCCGTGTATTCCATGTCGAAGCCGAGCGCCTGCTGCGTCGTCGCCTCCTTCAGGTCGACCAGGATCTGCATCTGGTCGCGGAACACACGCAGCGACGAGCTGCTGAATTCATTAAGCGCCGGCGCTAAATTCGCGAGCGCGGCCTTGATCTCGTCGATCGTGTGGATCGCGGGACCGCCATCGGCGGAAAATCTGATCTGAATATCGTCGGCCACGCTCTACCCCGCTGTGGCGGTGCGCGCCCGGTTGAGGGCGCGCAGCGCGTCGATGTCGAAAATCGGTTCTGGCATCCCCGCCCCGCCACCGCGCGCAACCGCCATCCCCGGCGGTGGCGCGGCCACGATCTCGGCGAGGTCGGCGGCCCGCTTCGGCTTCCACCCGAGCATTCCGGCGATCACCTGCACCATCAGGTGCATCGGCGGGTTCGCCGCCCAATAGGCAAAGATCTCCTCGGCCTCGGCCAAGGTCATCGCGTCGATCACCCGATAGGTATAGCCGCACCCGGTGGCGAGGGCGCCGTAGATGCCGGCAAGCCGGGCGCGGCTGTCGCCGCCGGCATCGTTTCCCCCGCGGAGGCGAGCCCCGCTGCCTTGAGCCCCGCTGTCTGGAGGATCGTCGCGACCGCCGCGTTCACCTCGTCGAGCGAGGCTTCCATCGCCAGCACCGCGTCGAGCGTCAGCCCCGCCTCGCCGCGCGACAGCCCGGCATGGATGATGCGCGCCGCGGCCTCGACCAGTTCGCCGCCACCCTTCCCCGGCAACCCCCCGACGACATCGAGCACCACCCGCAACTGCCCGAGGGTCAGCGGGCGGATCGCAAACTCGCGCCCCGCGAGCCGCACCATTGTCTCGCTCATTCGTTGGTGCTCAACGTGCCGATCGTGCCGGCGGCGTCGGCAAACGCGCTGAAATCGAATTCCTGGATTTCGTAATCGTCGATCTTGGTCGGCAGCGACAGCTTGGTCGCGGTGCAGGCGTTAAGCACCAGCGACAACCCGGCCGGCACATTCTGCGTCGTCTTGGTGGTGTAGAACGTCGCCTTGAAGGTCGGCGTGAACCCCATGAACTGGTTGGTCAGCACCAGCTTCTTGCCGCCGGTCGCCCCATAGAGATAGCTGATCGAAACCCCAGCCCCGGCATCCGCCGCGGCAAACGTGTAGACGCCGGCCGCGAGGTTGACCGAATACTGCCCGGACGCGCTCGGCGTCGTCACCCGAGTAAGCCGCCCACCGGCATTGTTGCCGTTGGCGTAATACACGCCCAAATCATCGGAATAGGTCGCGGCATTGGCGACCGTCACCGTAAACGGCGTTGTACCGGGCACCGCGCCAGCCTCGTTCTCCGAGACAGTCACTTGCCCGCTTGCCGGAGTCTGGCCAAAGAACAGATCGCCGTAGATCGCGCCGAAGATGCGGGCGAACTTGGCCTTGCCGGTGATCTTGCCCTGGCCCCGAGC